TTAGCCCTCATTTAAGTTGAAAATATCAACACCACTTTGAACACCCGTTAGCTGTATTTCTTTGTCGGGTTCGTTCGCGTCGTAGTTAATGCTTGGTGGACAAGTTAGCAGTGCGTTGATGGTGTCGGATTTAACCATCACTAAGCATTCATCAATTAACTCAAACTCATATCCAAACTTCGTTAACGTCTGTGAACGCAAGTAATAGGTATCTCTACCTCTATCGATGCGAAATAGATAATCATGCGTGTTAGCTACTGTGTTAATACCCGTGAGATAGAAAGACTTCGCATCGTTGTACATTGGAAGTGCTTCAAAGAATGGATTTACACCATGAGGAACAGTCGTATGACTAGCTTGAGTACGAGCATTGCTAGTATCCAACCCAGAAGCGTCCGACCAAGCCAAACCAGTATCGGCTTGAGGTATTGATAGAGTAGGCGAAGTAGGTAAAGAGGATGCTGAAGCAGTTTCAACTTGCGCAGGAACTGTTTGAGCCGAATCCACATCACTATTAGATAATACATACAAATCCCAGAAAAATTTTAGAATGGCTAACACACCAATGAGCATGGCCAGAAGGAACTTTGGCGACTTTAAGATTGAGATATCTGACTTAGTTTCATTGAATCCACCCGTACCTGTAGATTGATACAGGGCGAACACATCCACCGGAATCTTCTTACTGCTGCAACTGGCATAGTCTGCTTTGGTCGTGGGGTCGGTCTTAGTTGCTTTAGGACGATGGTTATAGATACGCGGCTTACGCTTACGGAAGAAGGTATCCGTAGAGCGATGTGAATAGGCTTCACCCGCACAACCTTTTAGCCATGTTGGGATAGCGCTGTAATCCGGTGTCAGCATGATCACATCCCATTGGTATTTACGGTGACGCATGAAAGCGCCATAGAAATCGAACGGGTAGAGCAGACGGTTGTTCTCGTCCAGCTGCGTACGCTCACAATCGTCTAAGTCACTCTCATCGAGCGAATCAGGATCAATGGGTAGCCAACGAGAATGGAACAACTCACCAAAGCCCTTTGGTAAGATGTCTTCGAACTCTGAGAACGGACGAGCTAAGAACTTCTCACGTTTAAAACCTGCTTCTGGACAGTACAAGTCCTGGCACTCATCGATAACAACCAATGCACCCGTTGGCATCCAGTTAAACCAGTTCTGCCAAAGGTGAACACCTTCACTTGATCGCGTAAAGATCCTTATAAGCTTGGCACTGGCCGGAAAGGTTTCCCCAAGAATTTTCTCGATAGATTCTTTAGGGCGCAAGCCTTCAATGTTGGTGACAACCAAGCGTCCTTCACGAAGTGCAGGGAGGATTTCAAACCAAGTCGCATAAGCAGACTTGTAAGAACCATTAGAGCCGTGACGAAAGATAACAGCCATAATCACCACCCCATAATGCGAAGAACAAAGGCGGTAGCCAATCCATCGATAACGATTCGAATGGCATCGACAACACCGAGTTGATAGGCCGCGTGTCTAAGGTCTGGCGCTAGGTTGTTAAACGCCGCGTTGAGAACCGTATAGACTTCGTAGTCCGTCAGTATCATTGAAGCAATTTCGTAGGCCATCTCGACCATAGAGATTTTGATGGAGAGATAAAGTTTGATACCCCAGTACCAAGCATAGGTAAAGACTTCCAATATTAAGTCGGGAATAGACATGAAGAAGTCAGAGATAGAGCCAAACACATTTGCGATGTATTGAAAGGCTTCGTAGATAAAATCCATGTTAACTTCCTTTGCGTCCTGACGATAAGATGATGAAAGCGGCCATCAACATAGCGGCAAAGATGATCACGTTGCGAATGGTGCTTGTGTTCGTGCCAAGTGTGTTGAATAGGTTGAAGCGCACATCCACATTCCAAGAGGCGCGAGAAAGCGTGAAGGCTTCACCGGAATAGTTGCCATCGTTGAAGCTCATTTGGCCGAGATTAATAGGGGACTTGGACTGCATGTCCTTGAGGTTCGTTTTGAGCTTATCGATGTCATCAATCAGGCCATCGACCGCATCACCAATTGCCGTGCCATGTGACCAACCATCGCCAGTTGGTGGAGCATGGAATTGACCACCATCATTGAGTCCATTTATCGCATCTTGAATGCCATCCAATGATTGGCCAAGTTGATTACCGAGTTGTTCCGTGGTGCCTTGAAGTTCGCCAAGTTTGTTCACCACGTCTGAGTTATCCCCACCACTAGAGCCAGAACCATCAGCACTTCCAATAGCTTCTTCAATTCGACTTAGAATGGTATCTAGAGAAGCGGTTTGATCTTCAATGGCTGTCTTAACCGCATCCACGGATTTAGTCGTCGCTTGAACGGCTTTCTTTGTGTTGGTGACTTCTTTCTTAATGTTATTGGTGTTGGTTTTGATGCTGCGAGTATCACTACGAACTCCATCACGGAAAATACGAGTGCTCTGGGAGCTGCTTGCCATTCGTTGTTCGATGTTTTCTAAGACTGGCGTGACTTGGTATTTAATCGCGCCAGTATTGTCTGCCACTGAATCAAGTTGTTTACGCATTGCGTCCAAAAACCAATAGGTTCCCGATGTGTGCTTTTCAATTTCAGAGGCACTGGCAATCAAAGGCGAAAGGTCTACATTGCTGCTAGAGCCAGTGGATGTCTTACGGTCAATCGAGTTCATGGTATCGAGTAAGTCTTTAAGCGTAGAGTTGGTTTCATAGAACTCATGCGTAATGCCACGAACGCCCGTCTTGATTTCGTTTCGATAGTTGTTCGTGCTGACTTGCTCAGTGCTCAAGTGGGAATAGATATCCGTCAACCTGTTCGTCACCGAGGCATTCATTTCGATGATTTCATTCGTATTGCGGTTTAAGAGGTTGTTAGAAATCACCTGTTTTTCTTGGATGGAACGCAGGTGGTTGATGGGACTATTGCTATCTGGGTAAGCAGCACCTGAGTTACCGCCATTGCCACCGCCACCATGGTCGAGGTCATCACCACCATCGGTATTACCATCAGACCCGTCATCGGTATCGGTTCCAGTGTCACCACCAGAACCATTATCTGAACCACCGTCAGAGTTACCATCATCAGGCTCCGACCAAGGAGAATCACCGGTATACTCACCAACACCAGAACAAGATGCCCCTGTGTATTTAAAGTCACCTTGCCAGAAGATAGAACCATCAACTTGAATGGTTACCCCTTTACGGCGAAGTTCACAACCCGATGAGCCAGAGCCACGACAATAACCAGTGGGCGCATCACCCCAAACCGTACCATCCCAACGCATACCTCTAGGGCTAGAGTCTTGAGCCAAGATTTCACAAGTGGTGCGGCATTGGCCTTGATACATTTGCTCACCGTCAGGGCATTCATCAGCAAAGGCCAGTGGTGAAAGAAGTAATAAGAAGGGAGCTACAAAACGCATGGAATCACCTTATTACCGAGAAGAAAAAAGGGAGCTTGAAGCTCCCCTTAACCAGATATAACGCCTGTATAGACCCCGTATAAAAAGGACAGAGATATTAACGAGGCCAAAGCGATAGAGAGGATCATTATTTACGTAGCCACGCAACAACCATTCCCAAGCCGAAGCCAAGAGCCGCGATACCGATAACGCCAGAAGTGGTCAAAGACACCATCTGTTTACCGCCATCGATAGCACCGTTAATCGCTTCAACGTTAGCGTTACCTTCTGCAAAAGCCGGAACAGAAAGCGACATTGCCACACCCGCTTGTGTGTACTTGTTAGTGAAGAAGCTCTGTACTTGATTCATGTATTTCATGCTGTTTTTCCTATTATTTTCCAAAGTATTTAAGTACGCGGCCTAAGACATGACCGCCGATGAAAGTGACAAGGGACTGGCCTAAAACGTATTCGTACAGTTCCTTGTCAAATTCGAGTAATGACCAATCAAATTGACCATCAACTAACTGCGTAACTTGTTCTTTTGACATTAAAATGAGCTCACAACTGCCATTCGTTGCTTGCTGCAAAACACCATCAATAACCGTTACACAAATAGACATAGATTTTCTTAGTTCGCCTTCATAGAAGCTTCGAAGTGCTTCTTAATTTCTGGGTCGACAGGGATAAGCGCTGTCACGATGGCACCCGCCAATGGATCTTCTGGATTGATTTCAAGTTGCAACTGGTATTCACGACGAGGAACCAGAGCGCCAGTGCGTTCAAGAAGCAGGGCGTAACTGTGTTCAATCATCAACGGTTGATCCCATTGTGGGTTCACGTCACCAGATTCACCGATGGTGCGACGCTTGAATTTCTCCGAGTTAATTTCGCGTAGTGGACGCGAGATGTTCAGTTGAGCACTGTCACCACGTGCCGAGTTCCAAGTGATGTCCATGCCAAGAACAAAAACAGATTTAGCCATTTGTTAAGTCTCCAATATGTGAGTCACCAACTTGCCGTAGGTATCGGGGAAGGTGAATTTTGTTCCATCACGGACGAGTGAGCCGACAACGGTTTCAATGTCGCCCTCATGGAATTCGATTAAAGAGTTGAGGATTTTCCCGTACTGGCGACGCATCCAGTGAGCCGAGGCCAACAGGTCTAGAGCCGCACGTTTAGTCGGGACAGGTTTTGTATTGAATTTCTTTGCAGTAGAAATCGACGCTGCGAAATCGTTGATGGCTGCGAACGCGCCAGCTGGGTTAAGCAAAACATCGATGTTCCATTTTTTCAGTTCGACTTCTGAGCGATACCAAACCAAACCCGTGTTCGCGAGTTTCTGCTCAAGTGCCTTGTTGTAGATACGCCAGTAAATACGAGAAGTACGAGAGCCAATCGAATATTGCTCTTTGGTGTAATCAGGACGCCCATCGCGAAAGCCCGCAATCGTATGGTCAACATGTAGAACCGGATTACGACCACGTTCAGCCGTTCGAAATGCATTGTCATTCCAAGCGGTACGCGCATATTCACAATCAAAAATACCGTCGTAATCATCATAAGCGAGGTCAACACGCGCCAGAGTTTGAACGCCAAGCACGTTAGTGAGCCAATCATGCAGTGACCAAGGTTGACGACGAGCAAAGACATGTTTGCAACCCCTACCATTTATCTGGAAATGCACCGTGTCATTGTTGCCGCCAATACCAACAAAGCCGCAGAAGTCTTCACCGTCTGGCGAGGTCAGTTTCATCGACTCGGTATAGAACTGGAAACCCAAACCGCGAGGTGCAGAAAGCGACAGGCCAAGCACTTGATTGGTGAAGATTCGCAAGCAATCTTCCAAGTAGTTGCGGTAACAGATATCAAAGGCGCTGTTGTACGCTTCAATCTCTTCAGCCGTCTTCGCAAGGGTCGGATTAAACTCAGGTGGAGCAGGGAACTTAGGTGCCTTACAGTTACGCTGTAACAGGGATTTAGGCGCTAAACCTTTGTATTCCTGATGCTTATGCAGGCGTTGAATTGCGTTATGACAATGACGTAAGTCCTTGACTGCAAATGTAAAACATAGGTAGTCAATATGAACCGATTGCTCATCAAACTTCTTAAGGATGTTAGTTGCAGTAGTCATCGAACACCCCCAAATCAACGCGTTCTTGGTAAGTCGTATTGGTGATGGACACCAACTCATAAGATACAAATTGAGACGAAGCCCAAGACTCAAGATGAGACATCGACTTAAGCAAATCCCATTCATCACAGCCTTTGACCAACACGGAAACCGTGTAATCAGGCAGCAAGTCGAAATAGATGATTTGAGCTTCGTTCATGGATTAAGCCTCTAAACTAGGCTTAGTGACGCTGTCACAGTTTTGATTGTTTTGGTTTTCAATCTGTGAGTTAACGGCGTGAATCAATCGACGAGTCATTTCACAATCAGCCAGTGCTCGGTGCGCCGTTAAGTCAGTCACATCAACATTCTGTTGAGCACAGGCGTTGGAAAGTGATTGCCACTTGTAATCTTCATGGTGTTCATTCCAAACACCGAAGAACTCGGCGTACCAAAGCATTGCACACTGAGGAACACAGAATTTGAAAAACAAATCGTGAACAGATTGGACGTAAGCTGCGTTACAGTGCTTACCCAAAGATTGGATGATTAAGCGCGTATCAAAATCTGAGTTGTAGATGATGATTGGACGACCGTTAAGAAGCGGAAGAAAGTGATTTGAAAAGACCAAGTGAAAGTCGGGCGCGTCTTTAACGTCTTCATTGGTGATGCCATGAATAGATGTAGCGTCAGCAGGAATAGAACAAGTTGGTTTAACCAATTCGTTCACGATAACTTTGCCAGAATCAGCACAGATAGCTGTGAACTCAACAATTTCTGCGTCAGAGCCTAAGCCAGTAGTTTCTGTATCGATGATGATCGCATTTTCAGTAGACAGTTTTTTCATAGCAACACCTTGACCGTTGAGAGTGACCACCAAGGCCAGACGAAAGCGTCAAGGGCAAGCGCCCGAACAAGGTGGTCTAAACTTAAGGACTCAAGTGTCTGAGTCCTGATTTGTGTGGACTATAAGACACAAAAATCAGGACTGTAAAGACCGCTTTTTGTGGACTGCGGGTATACAATAATCAGGACTGGAGGATTCCTATGTACACAAATGAACTGTTAGATGCCTACAAAAAGGCAAAGAACTATATCCAAGATAAGCAAGTTGCTCATGATTTAGGTTTAAGCCGCCAAAAGATTAGTGCGATACGAAACGGACAAAGGTATCTATCGGAAAATGAAGCACTTTTTCTGGCGAAAGAGATTGGAGCAGACACAGAATCTGTCCTTGTTTATCTAGCAGCTGATAAAGCGAAAACGTTCGAAGCACAACAAGCTTGGGCGAACATTGCAAAAAAGTTTAAAGGGCTTGGATTACCAAGTATTTCAATGGCTTGTGCAGGATTTGCCGTAGCGTTTTCAAGCCCAGTGGAATCCTCAATTCAGTGCGCATTATGTATAAAAGGGTTAATAGGGGGTTAGACTGGTGCGCGTGACTGTAAAGCATTGATTAGGCGAGGGTTTACGGTCTTTTCATCAAGCAAACCGTATACAACATCTTGATCATCGAGTTCTAACAAATCGGCAATTTTGAATGCCATTTCCCAATCAAGAACACTGCGCCCATTGCGGTAATTACTAATTCTACTTGCCCCAACGTTTAAAAACTTAGCCAACTGATAGTCAGAGGTAAGCTCTAACTGGACTTTCAGTTGGTCTAAAAGCAAGTTTGTGTAATTAGTCATGTTCCCGCATCCCTTCGCTGTATTGTTAAATTCTAGTGGATAGTATCGCGTCTTTCACTATTGCAAGCACCTTGCAAGCTTAAAAACATTTCCTTAACGTTATTTTTGAGACAGGAAATCAACAGCTTGCGGAGGCTAGAACATGGAACGTATCGTTACCAATCCTATTCACTTACCTTGCCCAGATATGGCAGGGTGCGAAAACCCAGACCCAAATAAAACGGCAAACTCACTGCGTAAAGTTGCAGAGCTTCGCCAAAAATTTGCTGAGCATTTCCCAAAGAAAGCGCAAACCTACATTCCAGCACGTTTTCGTCAGGGAGTAGTAGCATGAATATTAGTATCTGGAAATCTCGCCGCAACAAAAACCAACTTGTTGCATCACAGAGCAACGGAATTCATATCTACTTCGATAGTTTTGAACTCGAAACCGTCGAAGCATCATTATGGCTTTACCAAGGCAGCGTGTTAGTAGCGTGCTTTGAGGCGAAAAGCGACACCTTAAACGAATTAACAAAAACGGCTCAACGCATGTTTGCTAACGGTGCTCAAAATCATGGCGTACCGCTTAACGATTTCCGCAAGCAAGATGAAGCGCCCCAAGTGGGCGCGGATTCTTCCTTTGTGGAGGCGTAACCGTGAAGCATCTTTATGAGGCGCAAGAACCGCGCCCATTCACCAATCAACTAAGCCCACAAGATGTGGGCTTTATAACGGCGTTAGCTCAAGACGTCACCATCACTGAGAAAAACATTACCGCTATCGAAAGCGGTTTTTTTAGTGCTAAAAATACCCAGTGTCTCGATTCAGAGTTGCAAAAGCTCAAAGCTTTGGAGCAAATCCACTTCATTCGTACACAACAAAGTGCTGAACTTGGGCGCGAAGCGCTGGACGAAGTCCAGAAAAGACTAGGCTCGTCAAAGGGCGCAAAAGTCGGACACGGAAAACGAAAGCAGATAGACCGCTTAATTACCCGTTCTCGACGCTTGCCGCCGCGCCACAAAACAGAATCGTTTTGTGGCGACAACGTGACCGATGAATATCGAGCACGCCCAGAATCGCAGACAGGCTGGATTCTGAACGAAAACAAGCGCTTGGAATGGCAACCAATCGGCAAAAGTCGCGCTTATTTGATGCGTAGAAGCTGGGCAAAACAAACCAAGATGCAAGTGAAGTTTCACCCAAGCCCATCGGACGCGCCAGCGCCGCAAAGTGGTGAGCGATTCACGGAAAAACTCACGCCTCGCGCTGTAAAGAAAATCTTTGAAGCGGGCGCATATGTCGCAGCGTGTCACGGTGGATTCAGCACATTTCTCACTTTGACGTTTTCCCCAAAACAGCGCGAGCGCATCTTTGGCGGTGAGGCTGTGACGGATGAAGGTCTGCCATATTGCCCAATCCAGACCACGATTGGCGCGGAGGTTTCCCGTTTCTTGGATGGTTTGAAGAAGATGTACCAGCGCGGTTTCGAATATGCGGCAACCGATGCCAACCAGCTTGGGCTTGATGGTAACAAAATCAAAGTGTCGGGTAGGTTGGGACGCCCTTTAAAAGCCGCTTGGAAAGATGACGACGGCATCAAGCACGTGAAAGAGATTCACGGCGCAACGAAAAAGCCTTTTGACTTCCACTATATCTGGGTTGCCGAGTCGCCAGCCAATGAAGACGGCGAACCAAACCCACATGTGCATGTACTTTTGAACTGGCGTGTGGAAAACCATCACTTTGCTGGCTGGGCTAAACGCATCGAGCAGCTTTGGGGTAATGGCATGGCGCACCTAGAGAAAATCAAATTCAGTGAAGCCGCCGCCGGATATCTGATTAAAGCGGTGGGCTATGCCGCCAAGGGTGATAACGCCGACCAAGGGCTAATCAAAGGCAACCGTTACAACATTTCACGCTGCAGTCGCGCACCGGATTGGGACGTTTTAGCCTCGTTCGAGGTGGACAACATGACGGGCATCATTAAAGAGTGTGGCTACATGTTGGAGCAATGGCGCAAGCCAATGCAGCGCGAAATCAAGCGTAAACAAATCAAGAAAGATGAAGCCATTAAAGCCATCGACATCAATAAAAAGCAGGGCAAAGTCAGCGCGGTGGTGAAACTTAATCACCTGATCAAACGACTCGATACCGAAGCGCGAGAACTGCGCCAAGAAATCAAGCAGCGCGGCACGTTCGCAAGTAGTCAAAACCAGTTTTCTATCGTGTTTGAAGGTGACGACGCTCAAAGCAAAGCTGACGATTTTCTTTACTGGGCGCATGGTGCGCGAGGTTGGTCAATGAAGTGCTCTATTGAAACATTGGGTAATGATATTGAGCTATACCGCGCCAGTGCAAAGCATTTATATGGCGAACAATTTGAACGCTTTCAACTGAGCCAAGCCAATTGGAAAAGCCAGCTACAGCAACCGATACCACCGGAGCCCGATTTCAACACCATAAAGAGCAATAACATGGCGGAGTACCTTGATTATTGCCGTTCTATTTAGCCCGTTTGGGCACTTGCTTGCGAAACGATTTCAGCAAACTAGGAAAGGAAACCCAATGAGCAACATCGACAAAATCACCGATGAAATGGAAAAGGAAGTAAAGCGCAGCAAGGGAGGCGTGTTTTGGCGTCTTTTGCTGGTCTGGATGAAAGAAGTAAACAAACAAATCCAGAAAAAACCTGATACCGATGAACTACCAGCGGAGGCTAACTAAATGAAAATGCTATCTCTTAACGAATGTAATCAAGCAATTGCGGCACTGGATGCTGCCGACAAACTGAACGCCAGTGTTGAAAAGGAACTGAGCCAGTTTAAAGACATGGACACCAACGCGATTATCAAACGTGCCAGCAAGATGCTTATGACGGGTAACTTTACACTTGAAGCGTTTGGTTTAAATCCGGCGTTATTCGCCCATATCGAGCAGTTAACCAAGCTCAACAATGTGGCGCGTGAAAAGTACCGCGCTTGTGTCGAAGCCAACATTGAGCAGCTTTCTGATGTTGAGGCGGTCGCCGATGAGTAAACACCCAAACCCAATTCGTGGGCACGTTTCGTGCCCAGTTTGTAGTAGTCACGCCACCGTTCACCGAGTGGGTGAAGGTAAGCTGATTGCCGAAGGTGAACCAACCAAAAACGGGCGTAATTTAGGACTGCTTTATTACAAGTGTCCAAGCTGTGGCAACAGCCCAATGAGTAAAAGCATTAACTCATTTGTGGAATCCAACATGGTTGAATCGGTAGACCAACTGAATACGCCAGAACCGAGTGACACCGTCACTAATGAGAGTAATATTTCAACGGTTGAGCCAGTGGTTGAAACCGTTGAAAGCACTGATACACCTAACTTAGAGCAAGATGAAGTGGCAACGGTTGAAGCGCAAGAAAGTGAACCACCAATGCCCGTTAAAAAGCGTGTCTTTCCGGTTAAAAAGGTATTGGCTGGGCTGGCAATTGTCGTGCTTTTGTTTTGGGCAGTACGCCAACTGATACCAACCAAGAAATCAACCGACGAATCAAGCGAACAGGGAGAGCCAATCAATGCAGGGTGAACTTGAAAACCAACCGGAACACGATGATTGGGGCGACTTTTCAGCGGTTATCAGTGGACTAGAAGAAACCGAAACCAACGCTGTGATTGATGCGCCAACCGAAGCCGCTAACGAAGAAAAGCCAGCGGGTGAAATGTTCGAAGGGGCGCTGTCGGTGCTGTTTACCATTGCCGAACAAGCAACCAGCATCATTTCCGGTGTGGACTTCGAATTCGATGAGAAAGGCAAAGCAGCGGTGATTGAAGCGGCTTTGCCAGTGCTTGAAAAACATGGTGACACGGTCACGTCTATGTTCGGTAATTACATGGAAGAAGCCGTGCTGGGTCTGGCGGTGCTGTCTTTGGTTTACAGCGCGAAAAAGACCATGACACATCAAAAAGAATTGCTAGCAATACAGGAGAAAAAACAGCGTGAGCAAAAAGAAAAAGATGCCGCTTAAGTTCCCTAATCCGGTGAACTCAAACCCGTCGCATGATGCAGAGCATGTGATTTATGTGGCGGGTACTGGCGGGGGTAAAACCTCCGCTGTTAAGCACTTGGGTTTAGTACCAAAAGCCGCGCAAGCGGTTTTTTTTGACCCATACCGAAACTATGCGGGTGCGAAGTATCGCGGGCAAATGTGCCTTGAAACCTCATCGCGTGTCGCGTTCGTCAAAGCTTTGGTGTTAGCGCGTAAGCGTGGCAAGTCGTTCAAACTGGCGTACGTCCCAAGTGAGGGTGCGTGTGGTGATGAATTGGAGTTTTTCAGCGCTGCGGTGTGGGCGGTCGGGAACGGGGACGCTGACCGCTTGCATGTGGTGATTGAAGAACTCGCCAGTTGTGTGGAGACGTCCGGCAAACTCAAAGGCAAAGCGGGCGAACTGTGGCGTGGTGGTCGTCAATATGGTCTGGTACTGCATTCAATATTCCAGCGTGGACAGGAAGTGCCGAAAACCGTCACCGAGCAATCACCCGTTTGGTGGATTGGCGCGGTTAACTCGATGGCTGACGCTCGTTGGCTTGCTGATAAAAAGGGCTTGTGCGTCGATACGCTGGCAGGGCTGAAATCTGCTAAGAACAACAAAGCCGCCATAGGCAAACCCATTGCCGAATATTTATTGGTTCGTGATGGTATTGGCAACGTCGAAAAGTCCTCATTTAACTGCCTGACGGGTAAGATTCACGGCTAATTTCAACGCTCATTCAACCTATAGGTTAACCACTTAACCTATAGGTTGCTCCAACTTCCCAGCCTTTCAAATTCCTTGTTTCATGAAATCACTTTTTAACCGTGTGCAACCGAAAGGAACAACATGAAACAGCAACATAAAAACCTATTGATGGCGCTCATCATCACGCTAATCGTGATTGCGGCTATCAACAACATCAGCGTACTAACGCCAGTGCGTGAAACCCTAAACGGCGACAAAGGATGGTTCTAATGGAAGCGTTAAAACAGCCTTTTAACCCACGCCCTCGTGAGCTTGACCCAGTAGAAGGTGTGAACTGGGGCAACCAAGCCACATTGCGCTTGGTATCGGGTCCAACGTACCAAAACATTGAACTGGTCACAGACATTAACGACCCAGCAGACATTGAGCGCATCACTGTGAAAGTGAACGGTCGCGAAATCGTTAATGTGACAGCGCAAGATCTTATCGACCTACAAGAGCACAAAAAAGAGTACGTACAACAAGGTCGTTACGTGCTCAACTTCTCTGATTTGTCGATGCGCACCAAGCTGGGCATCCGTACAGGTGAGCTAGTGACTCTACAAGGCGAAATCTGGTTTATGTACATCCAGTTAAAAGCCAAGTCTGGTCAACCTGCGCCGATGATTCGCGCTCGTGCTCATACCACGGCGGCGCAATCTCAGCGTATCTACATGCCTCGCATCTACTCACAAACTTGGTACGCAGCATCAAGCGGTCGTACACCGTTTGACTTTGCCGAGCGTAGCGCGTCGCTGTCACTTAAACGTGTCCACCTGAAAGACTCAACGATTGAGCGTGTTCGTGTTCTGCGTGATGAGCGCGAAGAACTGAACGTTAACAAAGCGGACAACGCGTTTGATTTGGCATCAGCGGGTCGTGAGCAAAATGCGGGCTTCTTCTCGATGGACTTTACACGCTGCGGCTTTGGTAGCGAAGCGCGTTTGCCTACGGCAGCCATGAAACAACTGGCGTTCGAAGTCGAAAAGACACAAGCGGGCAGTATTCCGGTACTGATTGAAGCCATCGAACAAGTGTCTGTGCCTACAGCGCAGTAAGGGGGCGTTATGGTGATGGCGCAGGAAACATGGGGCGGTATTTGGGATGGCGTGTTAGAGACGGGCGGCGAATTGCTGACTGACGTGACCGACATTGGCAAAGATTGGCTAGGCATCAAGCTGCAAAACGAAGCGCAGCGCGTGGAATCTAGCAACCCCGATGAACAGCGCAAGCACAATAACGACTACCAACAACCCACTGGGGAACCTGTGTCTACCTCCGCATTTGCGGGGGTAAACATGACTTACGTTGCCATGGGTGCGGTGCTCTTACTGGTGCTGTTGTTAGTGGTGTTCGCCACTAAGGGGAAGAAGTAATGCCTTTTATTCCTTACCTGATAGCAGGTGCGGTGGGCGTATGGGCTGGCATCAAGTTAACGGGCGGTTTTGACCGTATTGGTTTGGTGCTGGGCTTACTTCTGGTGTGTTACATCCTTTATAAGCGGGGCTTCAAATTATGA